GGCTCATAGCATTAAAATAACATCTTCGTCGTCATTTGCCAAGTATTCGTTCCACAATGCTTGAACTACGTTTAATTGATTTTGCAGGTCTGCAAAGTCAGTTTTTGTAAACTTGTTGTTTACTTCCAAAGACTTAACTATGGTTTCAGCCACCTCTACAGGTATAATCGGCTTGCCTTCGATTACTTGCTCAAAGGCCGCGATTACTTGCTGAGTCCTTAGTTCATTCTTTTCCCGGTGCCTTTTGACCAGCCGCCGGGCGCGTTTATCATGTTTCTTGGCGTCGTCGTGGGTATCGCCAACAAAGATAACGGGGGCTTTGCCTTGTGAAAGGCCGCCCATAAGCAGAAATGGGACCGTACCGCCAGGGCCGATCCCTTCTGTAATAATTGCCGCGACAGACATTAAGTAGCCCGCGTTATCGCGGTAGGCGCCGTGGCGTCGTTAAGAGTAAAAGTTTCCGCAACCGTCGTGCCATCAATTTTGTTTACAGTCAAAACCGTCCCAGCCACGGCTTTTTCCGCCAGCAATGCCCGTTTTTCAAAATGAATTTGCGCCAATGTCGGCGCGGCGTGCATAATCGCGTAACTTTCTGTCATTGGCGTGGTCAACACTGCCGTCGTAATTGCTGCGGCAGATGGTGGTATTGAATAACTAACCGCCGCAAGACGGCTAGATACAACAGCGTCCAAATTGGCAATTCGCGTATCGCCAAGTGCGGTAAGCCCAGCACCCGCCGCGCCAAGGCGGGCAAAATTGTCGCCGCTCTGTGGCGTGTCACCAGTGTAAGAATTTATCTTTAAGCCAATACCCAAAGCCACGCCGTTCATCACTGAAATCCCAACGGATGATGCTTGAGTAAAATCGGCGGCTACCGTGTCGCGCCAGACACCCGCCGCTACCGCCGCTGCCGTAAGTTGGTTGGTAACTGTGGTGGCTGTATTTACAAGGTTTACCGTGCCAACAGTGATACCGTCGTTCACCACGTTGGACTGCGCAATGCACTCCAGCGTTATCAGATTGGCCTGCGCGCCCACGCTATCAGCCGTCTTGCATGAAATGCGGGTGGTCGTTGCAACGGGAATAAACGGATAAATGGGACGGTAAGTAAGCGTTGTGGCGCTGCCCGTTTCGGGCGCAAACAGATATTGGCCTATTATTGTTTCAGAAGCCGCCGCGCCCGTGGCCAGTTGCAACACTTTATATGTTGCAGCCGATACCGCAGCGGCTTCCACATAGATGCCAGTTATATACAACGCCGCCGCCGTGCTGGCGATAAGCTGCACATAGGCTGTCGTAAACACGTTGGCCGCGCCAGACGTACAAGATGTACCCGCCGCCGGCGCGGTCGGTATCAAAAAATGTCCTGTACCGGCTGTTTTATTACTCATTCTGCTGTTTCTACGCCGGTCACGCGCCCGTCAGGTCCGCGAACAACACGCTTTGGGGCGTTCATTGTTTGCATTGCCGTGCTGATCTTGTCCATTGCGTCCGTATGCAACTTGGCAAGGTCCTGGTGCGAAGAAGCGACGCTGTTCAACGTAGTCTGCATGGTTTCGCCAAGCCCCTTGACAACGTTTTCTGTTGCTGCCTGTTCTGCCTGTTCCGCGGCCGGGTCAACCTCCGGGTGCGCAATCTGGGCGATGACAATACTTGTCGCAGCTTCAAACTGCACTTTCCACTTGTCGTACGCCTCTTTGAACAACAATTCTTGCGACTTTAGCTCTTTTTCGTGTTCAAACCGTGCCGCGTCCAAAGCGATTGCGTTCTGCCCCTTGATTTGCTCAATTTGAGCCTCGCCCTGCATTTCAGCCTGCCTGGCTGCCAAGTCGGCTTGCGCCTTGGCCTGCGCAACCTGCATATCCACCTGCCCCTTGGCCTGTGCCTGCGCCATATCGGCCTTGGCCTTGATTTCCTCCGGGTGCGGCTGCGGGTTTGCTGCCGCCTGTGCCGCCTTAGCCGTCAACTGCTGCAATGCCTGGTCAATAGTGCCCTCAATCGTCTTGGCCTGCCTAAACCCGCCAACAGCGTATTTCATCATCGCCATGAGCGCCGGCACCATTTCAGGCGCCTGTTGCCCGGCCGGAACGGCCTCGCGCATAAAGTTTGCAAAGGCGTTCAGAAACTCCATACGGTCCTGCTTGTTCTGGTTTTCGTCGATCTGCACCAAGCTGTCCGCCGCAACTTCAATGCGAAACGACTGCAACGGCTTGTTCTTGAGCAATTGTAGCGCCTGGGGGATCATCTGCTGATCCTCTGGGCTCAGTTGCTCCGCAGCGGCATAGGCAAGGATAGTCTGCGGCTGATACTTCTGGCAGATGATCTGGGCCTTGATCCGCAGAAGCTCGCTGGCAAACAGCGCCACAGTTTCCTGCATGGACTTTAGACGCAACCCGGCATACTGGCCCTTGATCTGCTGCGCCGTAGCAGTCTCAGATGCCGCAGACTGGCCGCGGATAATGTCCGAAATGCCCGTAATCTCGTAAATCTGGCCCTTGATGTCCTGCCGCGCTTGGTAACACTGCAACAACGCAGTTGCGATGGTGTCCAGCGGCAAAAGGTCGATTGTGCCCTTCAGCCCGCCCTTTTCAGAAAAAGCGCCCCATTTCTCAACGGGGATCAACGTATTGTTGTCGCCTTCCGTCAGAAGCCGCTGCAACGCTGGCTGGCTGCTGTCGTAAACGCCGCGGACGCGCAGGGCCTTAACCAAGCCGTCGATACGGTCAGACAGAATGTCTAGTTCGTTTGCCTGATCCTGATACAGAACAAAATCAGGCACCGGAACAAGGCTATCGCTGGTCGTGGTGGCATAAAGCGGCCGCGGGCAAGGGAAGAAGCCCTCAATGTTCAGCGGGTCGTCGCGTTCGTCAATCGTGTCCGGGTAGTTCTTTGAAAACCAAACAACAACGCCGCGCTCCTTGTCCCATAGCTCGCAGATCTTGGCCTTGTCTTTGGCCTTGTCTAGCTGGCTCTTGTCCAGCTTCTCCGGCCCGTTGTCCATCGGGATCTTCTTGGCAATGTCCTTGCCAAAACGCTCCGCAACCGCCTCTTTGGTCATATAGACCCAGCGCCAGACGTAGCTAACCTCTTCCCAGGTGCGCGCCACAGAATGACCGAAGTCGCTCCAATGCACATAGTCAGTGGGCGAACACTCGTAGGCTATTTCTTCTGGGGCTTCTTCTTGGCCGGCGGTTTGGTCTTCGCTACCTTCGGCTTCAACGTCTTCCGTGACTTGGTAGCCGTCGTCTTCAGCCGGGTCGCCAACTCCGGTTTGCTCTCTGATGTGTGGCTCATATCTGACCCAGGATACGCCACGCCCACCAAGGAAACGGTCTTCCACCGAATGCCGCATAGACGACCGAAAATCTGTGTAATGTTCAATTTCATAATCCAAAGACCTTTCCAACAGCAGAGCCGCGACGCGCCCCACCGGATCATTGTCCACAAAACGCCGCGCAACATCTGCCTTTGGTAGCCGTGCAGCCACCGCGGGAATTAGTGTTTGAACATTTGACCAAAGAATGTTAAACTTGGCGGTTTCGCTCGCCCCAGACGACCGCCCGTCGTCCCGGTACTTCTTAAGTATCTTGCGGGTACGCGCGTCCCACTTCTTAAACTCGTTGTCATAAGTCGCAACGGCGTCCAAGTACTTCTCAAGTTCAGGCGTTGCCCGCTCTGCCATATTATCTACCTACGCATCGGCATGGTGGGAGGCAGCGGGCGAGAGCCCGCGCCCAGAGGACCGCCCATCGGAGGCGGGCCACCAACTGTGCTGTTGTCCATAGTGGGACCGCCAGGGGCCATCATACGCGGTGGCTGGGCCGGGCCCATCATAACTGTGCCCTGCACAGTCACGGGCGTCTGCGGCGCTCCCTGCGGGGCCATGCCCTGCATTGCGCCTTGTGGCACGCCCCCGGACGACGGGCCTGGGGGCACGCCATCGTCTGGGGGCGGCGCAGCACCGATCTGAGGAGCAACGGGCTGCGAACTGGGTTGCATCCGTTGCATCACGGACGCAAGAACTCTGGGGTCAATAGCCACTTTTGTATCCTTTTAAAACCTTGGCCATCTTTGGCCCTTTTTTGATGCCTTCAGACGCCATTTTGGCAGCCTTAGCCTGCGGAATGCCCTTTTGCTTGGCAATCTCCGGGTCGTGGGCCGCGGCTTCAAAAAGCCTATGCTGCGATGGGGACCAAGGCATTTGCTATTTCCTACGCGCTGAAGATGCCGACGGCCATTACTTCAGAGCCTGCGCCCGTGGTAATCTTCCACGCGCCG